CGTCATATCCTTGACGGGGCCGCCACTCAAGAACTCACCAAGTCGTTCGGTGATTGGAGTGTACGGTTCAAGGCAACTTCAGATAACTGTGGCACTGGTGCCGGTGGCTTCAAGGAAGACAACACCTGCGCCACTGGTAGCAGTGCAACCGAATCGGGCCGCACGCTTGAAAGCCGCAAGGAGCAAATAGACCAGCATCTCGAAAACAGCACCAGATACGATCCGAACGGTTTCCTGACTGACGAGATCGCGGTCCTGCCTGAAGAAGAAAAGGTCAAGGCTTTGGTTTATGCGGCTGGCGAACTCAACAGGATGAGTCGCGGTTTCCCGCAGGTTTTTGAAACCGATCATATAACTCAAGGCAATGAAATCGTCGCTATTCCGGGCGCTGCCAACGAAGAAGTGTTGGCGAAAACCGGAGACGGCTACGTCTACGGTGCGCTCGCACAAGAAGCGCAAAAAAGAGCAGCGGAATTTCTAGGCCATGAAGACGACAACCCGCTCGGTCACTTGACGAAGGAATCGCAAAATCTGATTCAAGCCGTTGCAAGAAAAAGCATCGACGAAGAAGCAGTTGCCGAGATGGGGCTGAATGTTGAACTGGCAGTAACGAGAGAGTCCTATCGACTCGCTGCTCTTATGAGGCCGGTCAGCGAGTCGGCATATAACGACATCAGTGACGTTCTTTCAATCTCTGAAATGGATCTGCCGGAACCAGACTCGTTTAGTTACGACACTCTCGGCGACGAGGTTGGCAAGATCAACATAGGGCCGCGCGACATCTTTTTTGGTGGCAGCGAAGAGGCCATTGAAGAATGGGATACTTTTGACGACAGAACTCGGCAAGACATTTTTCAAACGTATGAACTTGCAAAGAAGTATTACAAGCAGTTTCCGATTGGAGACGTTGGCGACATCAAGCCGATCGAGCGATACCGAGTTGCACAGAATATGTCGTTCGCTGTTGAGAAGCACTTCGCAGAAAAAGGCGTGTCGGTACGAGTTGACCCCTTGATGTTTATGTCATCGCAGTTCTTGGTCAACCCAGAGTTGAGAGATCCCGGCGCGGACAACTTGCGTGGATATGTTTCACAACAGATCGGGAGATATCAATCCGCCTTTATGGAAGTTGTAGCACTCAATCGTTCGATCAACGAACTGAATGCGGCAGGATATGACACGGATCTTTTGGAATTCCAAATGATCCAAAGAGGTCAGGGAGTTTCGACTGTCAAGTTGCACTCGCAGGACGACAGGACAGTCGCGTACTTCAACCCGACAAACCAGAGAACGACATTGCCGGTTGACGTTGGCGAATACAGCCCTCTTTACAGAACACCACAAGAAGGTTGGATGGCAAGCGAGGAAGGCGGACCCGCTTATGTCGTGACCCATGAGGTTGGTCATGCGTTGCACCGGAGGTCACTCGAAAGAACGCATAAGAAACTCTATGGGCGTGGAGGCAGCACATACACAAGCCAAGACTCCGGTCGGCTGGCGGGTGCGAAAATTTGGGAGCAGGCAGGCGGCGATATGTCAAAACTGACTCCCGCATACGCCGAGGGTTTGTCCAACATACTTTGGTACGACACGGACTACGACAACTACTCTCAAAAGCAAACGGGAGCCAAAAACTTGGTTTCCAGATTTGTGAGCAATTACGCTTCGACCGAACCAGCCGAATTCATTGCCGAAGCCTTTGCCATGAAGGTGACTGCACCAAAGAAGTGGGACTCAATCAAAAACGAAACTGTTGTTGTAACGTCGAACAGAATGCTTTTTGAAACCTTGAACTCGACGATTCCAGACAACGAACTGGGGTTTTACACGGACATGCCTGACTCGCAAAAAAACAAGGCTATCGGGTTCACGGTCGAAGACCTCTACACAATGATGGGCGGCGAATGATTTTCCTACCCGAACAATTTGCCGGTGACACTCGCGAGGAAATTAGTCGACACGTTTCCAAGTTGTACCGGGAAATGCAAATTACTAGCGAGGTTCCCGAAGACCTAATTGACGCCCTGTTTGAAGGCAGTCAAACAGCCTCGACCAAAGCAGTCAAGGACATCAACCTCAAGCCGACCGAGGCGATGGCGAACGCTGCAAAGCGTGGGCTGAAGTTGCGAAAGGAACACGGCAGGGGCGGCACCGAGGTCGGTGTTGCTCGCGCGCGAGACATCAGCAACCGCAAGGATCTATCGCCGTCGACCGTCAAGCGGATGAAGTCATTCTTCGCTCGGCACGAAGTCGACCTCGACGCCCCGGCTGCAAAGGAAGGCAACGAAGGCTATCCGTCCGCTGGTCTGATTGCGTGGCTGCTTTGGGGCGGAGACCCCGGTAAGACTTGGGCCGAAAGCAAGGTCGAAGCGATCGACCGCGAGTCTGGCAAGAAGAACCTGAAGAGCGGAGACAACTGCGGGACCGGCGCGGGAGGGTTCAAGGAAGACAACACTTGTGCGACTGGTTCGTCTGCGTCGGAAAACAGAGACGCAGTCTCTTCAAAGGAGGCGTTCGAAGAGGCGTATAAAAACAGAAAGAGAAGAGGCGAATTCCTTGGTGTGCCAGTCGTCCAAACTTTCCACAACAGTGTGCCAGACCACGTCCTTGAAACCAGCAAAAAAGAAATTGCGAGCGTCGAAAGAAACCTGTCTGATGGAACAGTCGCGACAGTCGTAGGTAATTTAGAGGGCAAATCCCTCGGCGCATATTCGAGAGGTTCGGCACAACTCAACAACGCGCTGCGAGACACAGGAAAAGCCCCGGACATCCCAGACTTCGAGAAACTGTATTTCGACACCGAGCAACACAAAAACGCAAAGCAAGCAATCACTGCAATGTTTGGCCTCAAAGGCGAATCGCCATACGAAGGATTTGACGGCCTTGGTGCCTTTGAAGAGTTCGAATCGTATCGAGACGAGTTCTTAGAAAAGTTCGAAGAAGAAATCAACCTCATCAACGAGTTTGGTCAAGACATGGAACTTTTGGCTGACGACCTTACGGATTTGAAGAAGGTCGGGGTCGAAATAGACAGATACACCGTTGGTGAGTTCTTCAAAGCAGGAGAAGAACTCCGATACCTCGGTGACAACATTCGAATTGCGTACAGCGCGGATTACACCCAGCAACTACTGAAAGATGCTCGTCGACACATTATGACGATGCAAACCTTCGCGCAAGAAACAGCAAGGATCAACAGCCTGCAAGTGCAGAGCAGTGAATACGTCGGTGCTTTGGACAATGCTACAACTAAGCCTTTGATTCGAAATCTGGAAAAATACACAGAGTCGACTGGTCTTGACTACGTCCCGGTGTATCGAGGCATTGCGGTTTCTGACAACGCCTTTTGGAACGGAGACGCTTTAGAGGACATGCTCGACCTTGATGGAGATGGGACGTTTACAACGAGATCATTTGCTTCCACTAGCACAAGCCCTGATGTAAGCCGTGGATTTCTCAAGCGTCGGGATCAAAGCGTCATGTTAAAAATCCGAGCAAAGAAAGGCGCGTGGGTTGAGCCTTACACCTATCACCAAGGAGAGAAGGAAGTGCTGCTACCTAGAGACCAGTCCTACAGAATCATGAAACGAAACTGGTTTACAAACGGCGGAAAGTTGGTTCTGTTCCTCGAAGCGGAAGAAGTCAATGACTAATCAAACGGATCCCGCATCTTTCATGATTCGGTTTAATAAGCCTTCGGCTAGTCAGGAAACCTTAAATAAGTCAGCCGACAACTGTGGAACCGGCGCAGGTGGGTTCAAAGAGGACAACACTTGTGCGACAGGGTCGGCTGCTGCCAACCGCGACTTCCCGCGAGCAGCCGATCGCCAACTTTTTGAAAAGGATCTGCAACGATGGAAAGAGGAGGGAGGGCATGAACTTTACGGCGTTCCAACGGAAATGGCTGATGGAAGAAAGTATGAACCAACTGAACAAGACAAAGAAGCACTAAAAACAAACCGCGAACTATTCAAGAGCGAATCAAGAATCCTTGACGAAGAAGCCGGTTCTATCAATTTGTATACGCGCCACAGTGCCACGCTGAATGAGGCGTTGCGAAATGGTACGGAAGAAGAAATAATTCCAAACCCCGCAAAGACGTATTTGGGAACTGAGGTTGAAACGAAAGCCAAGGAAGCAGTCGGCAAGTTGAGGGGAGAACTACGCGATTTGATGCAAGACCCAGAAAGAGAACTTGCAAGTGTCGCAGATCCGTTCGATACCCCCGAAGAATTCAACGCTTGGCGAGAAAGTTGGATTGAAAAACACAGCGAGACTTTCGAAGCAATCGAAGCCTTCGGCGCAGACCTTGAGTTGGCGCATTCAGATATGGATGACGCCTACTCGGCGTTCATGGGTCACGGAACCACGCAGAAATTGAACGATCTGTGGGACACGCAAAGCACGTTGCAAGACTTGAACTTTGCATTGGAAGAACCAAGTAATTTCGAGTCGTTCAAAGAGTCATTTGACCAAATTGACTCAATGGTCAATGACTGGGGACCAAACGAGGTTCACGATGCGTTCTACGAAACTGGTCTTGCAGCCATGTCTAACGATATGGTGCGAGAGTTGGACTTCGACCTCAACGATTCAATCTTGAAAAACGGCGAGTCCGTTCTTGTCCATCGCGGAATCTCTCTCGACAAGCATACTTGGGAGGGTGGCCTTCTTCGCAACTTGTTGGAAAAAGACGAGTTCACTACACGCGGTTACGTTTCGACGAGCATCAACGCTCTGACCGCGTCGGGTTTCTCAGGCGGTGGGCAGGCAAGTGTTCATATGAGAATCAAAGCAAAGACAGGACTAGACGTTGCTCCATACAGCGCACATCCCGGCGAGGAAGAGGTGGTCTTGCCGAGGGATACGACCTACCGAATCACAAACAGGCAGTGGAAAATAACCCCACAACTTAGAAAAGCGTTGCTTGTCATTGACGCCGAGGAGGTCGAGTAATGAGCAGGCTTGAATCGGAGTATTCCTTCCGCATTGCGTTCGGGACCAAGCCCAAGCCAAAGCGCAGGAAAGAAAAGTCCGCTGACAACTGCGGCACGGGCGCGGGAGGGTTCCAACCGGGGAACGATTGCGCAGCGGGTGATGGCGTAAGTGCGAAGCCGGGCAGCATGAGGGAAATGGTGTCGCGCGTCATTGAGGGCGGCGGGTTCACCTACAACCCCGCGACCGGATCAAGCCCGACGAAGGGCTTTGCCGTCTCGCCGTTCAAGGACCGCGAATTCGTGATGGATTTGAGCGAGCCGGGTGGCGACCTTGCTGCTTTCAGAGAGTCGCTGCGATCGGTGTGTCGAGAGTTCACGAACAACAACAAAGACCTTCTTGCAAAGAAGGGTGCGCACTTTGGCGGATGGTGGGACAAGGACGCGAACAAGTTCTATCTTGACGTGTCGCTGGTGATTCCCGATCGAGACGAGGCGATGCGGGTAGCGAAGCAGAACGATCAGGAAGCAATTTTCGATCTTGAAAGTATGGAGACAATCAGTGCCAGATGAACCAAAGAAGCCTGAACTGACGCTGCTCGGCGAGTCCTCGGAAATGTCCGAGGAAGAGATTGTCGAAAGCCTGATGAAATTCATCGAAAGCAAGGTCGACCCAAAGGCTCACAACTGATGTGCATCCACAAGGCATACGATTGGCCTGAGCAGACCGCAGGCTATCGCTTGGGGGTAGAGGGTCTTGAAGAAGACTTTGCCAAGCAGAGCAAGGAGGGGGCGAATGCGGACAACGACATTCGCGACCTACCCGTGACCCCTGCCCGGCTTATCGAGCGCATCACCACCGACGCCTTGATTGCAATTCGCAACGCAATGCTTCGCGTAGTCGACGAGGCCGAGGGGCGTCACCGATCAAAGAGGCTGGTCGACGACATTGTCCTGATGACCTTTCGAGAACTGGCTCGACAATTTTCGACTCCTGCAATTAGCGTTGATTTGCGAAGTCAATTCGAAGGTGCTTTGAAGACAGCCTATGGATCGACTGCTCAAGCCGGGGTTCGCATTGCAATCCTTCGCCTTGAAGAGACGCTTGAGAAGTTGGGCGTATCGGGTGGGCAAGTGCCACAACAACTTGCAGATGCAATTTCACAAGCCAAGGCGGGAAGACTTGGAAGCATTCGCCTGTCGAATGCGGTGGTCGACAGCATCGACGACATGGCCTCCGTTGTTTCCGATGCGGTATTCACCGATACCCAGACCCGCTTATTGCGCGGTCTCGACCCCGCAAGTCTTCCCGCCGAGTTCAACCTTTCAGACCTTCGTCGCTACCTCGTAGAAAATCACGATGTAAGCCGAACAAGGGCTGCAACGATTGCAAGAACCGAATCTGCCCGTGCGTACCACGTTGCGCAGATTGACGCATGGAAGCAGACAAACGCTGTCAAGCAGAAGCATTTCCTGATGGCGTTCGATGCTTGCCAATTCTGTCAGCGTGCGTCTTTCGAGTTTGGAGAAAGGACGGGAAGATCGGTAGGCATTGACGCGCCGTTTTATGGTGCAGGGGAAGTCATCAACGGAACGATGGGCGGGTCGATGGTAGTGTCGATTCCCGCCTACGGAACCATTCACCCTAACTGCCGGTGCGACATCGACCCGGTTCTGGACTTTTAGATGATTCGCAAACTGTTTGACACCACTCTGGACACGCCGACCGGGGCCGAGGTCGACTGCGTCATTACCACCGAATCCATCGACCGCGACGGCGAGGTTCTGATCTCTCAGGGTTGCGACTCGACAGAGTTCGACAAGAACCCGGTGGTGTTTTACAACCACGACTATGCAATGCCGATCGGCAAGGTCATCGGGATGCGTCGAGGCTCTGGCAAGATTGACGCGACGATCGAGTTCGCTGAAAGACCCGAAGGCTACCAAGGCGACTTCTTCCCTGACTTTGTCAAGGCTCTGGTGGGACAGGGAATCGTCAAGGGGATCTCGGTCGGCTTCATGCCGAAGGCGGGTGGAACTCGAAAGCCTACCGCCAAGGACAAGCAGACCTTTGGGGATGATGTCAAGCAGGTCTTCAGCCAGTGGAAACTGCTAGAGGTCTCAGTCGCTCCGCTTCCTGCAAACGGCACCGCGCTGATCTCGGCGGTCAAGAAGGGTGTCGTCAGCCCGACGCAAGTCAAGAACTTCCTCGGATCTGCGCCCGCTATTTCGAAGCACTTGATTGAAATCGAACTGCCAGACGAGGGTGTGGCGGAGCGAGTTTCGAGACTTACAAGAGAACGGAAAGCCCGCATGAAGGGGCGAATTTGGAGTGGTCCGAGCAGGTGAGCGAAACGCTCGAACTGATGGGCAAAGCCAGAACGCGCCAGCGGTTTAGAAACACTTAGCAATAAGGAGTCGCCACAATGCGACAGGTCACGATCACTGAACTCAATGCCGAACTTCAGACGCTTGCGCGTCAGGTCGGTGCCGAGCGTTTCGCCGAAGCGAAGCGTCTCCAGATGGAAAAGGTCGCCATCGTTGACGAAGATGGCAAGCCGGTCGATCCCGAAGAGATCGAAATGCGGATGTACCGCCGAGCCGCCGAAGAGGAAGAAATGGAAGAGAAGGCGGACGATAAGGAAGAGATGCCCTATGACAAGATGACTGAGGACGAGGACGAGGAGAAGGAGACCAAGAAGTCCCTTCGTCTCGCTCGCTCTAAGGCGTTTTCGGCTGGCGTCCCTGCGGTTCGTTCCAAGCGATTCGCTGGTCGGGTCAAGAACTTCGTCAGCGACGAGAACGGTGACGCTCACGAGAAGGCTCTGGCCTTCGGTCACTTCATTGGTGCCGCCGCTGGCATCCGCAAGTCGATCAACTTCTGCGAGAAGAACGACCTGCTGACCAAGGCGCACACCGAAGGCGTCAACAGTGCGGGTGGCTTCCTCGTCCCCGAAGTGTTCGAGACCGAACTGATCCGTCTCCGCGAGGAGTTCGGTATCGCTCGATCCGAGTGCCGGGTCCGACCCATGACCACCGACGTGCATCGCATCCCGCGACAGCGCGACACCCTGACCCCGTACTTCGTTGGTGAGGCGGCAGCCATCACCGAGTCCACGATGTCCTTCGAGCAGGTCTCGCTCGTCGCAAAGAAGATGGCCGTCTTGACGACCATCTCCAGCGAACTGAACGAGGACGCTTTTATCTCGATCGCAGACGAGGTCAGCGGCGAAATCGCTTACGCCTTCGCGAAGCGTGAAGATGAGTGTCTCTTCCTCGGTGACGGCACTTCGACCTACGGCGGCATCACCGGGCTTGCGAACTCGATGGGTTCGGCTGGCATTAGCCAGACCACCGAACTGACTACCCCGGCTCTCACGGACGTGACCAGCCTTGGCGTGTTTACCGATCTGATGGCTCTGCTTCCGCAGTACGCCGACACTCGCAACTGCAAGTGGTACATGCACAAGTCGGTGTATCACGGAACGGTTGAAGCGATTGTTCGCGAGGCTGGTGGCAACACCTTCCGCGACCAGTTGGACGGCAAGTGGACCCCGAACCTTCTCGGGTATCCGGTTGTCTTCTCGCAGGTTCTCCCGGACATCAACACCACCACCGACAACGCGAAGATCGCGTACTTTGGCGACATGACTCTGGCTGCGTCCTTCGGCGATCGCCGTTCGACTCAGATTCAGGTCAGCGATCAGGCGATGGATGTCTTCCAGCAGGACGAGATCGCTGTTCGTGGCACGGAACGATTCGACATTGTCTGTCACGATTGTGGCGACACCAACGAAGCGGGTCCGATTGTCGCTCTCACCATCGACAACGACGACGCCTGATCTGGAGGGCAATAAACCATGAACCACGCAGCAGCAGTCAAGTACGTCAACATCCTCGACCCCGTCTCGGATAGCAGCACGCTGTCCGTCGACAATGCGGTTGATACCGCTGGTTACTCGTACCTCTCGGTCGTCGTCCAGACCGGAGCATCCGGGGGCATGACGGCCCTCAAGTTGCAGGAGTCCGACGCGGCCAACATGAGCGGGGCAATCGACGTGGCCGGTACGACCATCGGCACGGCGCTCGACATCGACGGGGGAACCTCGACGCTTCCCTCGGCCAGCGATGACGAGATCCACGTCATCAACCTCGACCTCCGGGGCCACAAGCGATACATCTCGGTCGCAGGCACCTACGGCGGGACAACTCTTTGTTCCATGCTTGGAATTCTTTCCAAGGCGGAAGAGGCAACCAACGTGTTGGCCGATCGTGGCGTCAACACGATGGTCGATGCCTGAGAACTCCTTTCTTCTTCAGGGGGCGCGTCATCCATTGCGTGATGGCGCGCCCCCGTTAGGAGTGAAACATGGCGGTCGGTACTTACGCACTGACGAGTCTCGCCAACTTGAAGGCGTGGATCGGTGTCAACGATCACGCCTTTGACCTCCAACTGGAGGCCGCTATTGACCGATCGACAAGCATTGTCGAGTCTTACCTAGACCGCAATGTCCTGAGTCGAACGTACTACGAGTGGATTGACGCAAACTCGCAACGAACGATCGCGGTAAAACATCACCCGATCAAAGACATCAAGACGATTGCGTTTGGAACCGCCGACGCAATCCATTTGACTCTTGACAATTCCGATGACGTTCTGGCAACAGTAGAAAACGACGGGTTGAGTCTCAAGTTTGCACGGGTCGACTCGTCAGGTTCATCTTCTTCGTCGTCTCTTGCGTTTTCTACCTATCCGACTACGTCGCAACTGGTCACGCAGATCAATGCTGCGGTGACTGGCTTCACTGCTTCGCTTACGAAAAACGCATACTCGTACACCCTGCACCGCTTCGGAGGCAGGGGAATGGTAGAAGCGAACATGAACCTGACTCATGCTCGCGACAACATCAGCGAGTACCGAGTTGAATTCGAGACCGGACGTGTTCATCTTCTTTCGGACAGGTTTCCGAACTACCGCGCGGACGACCGATTCACGCATCGTTTCCCCGGTACGTTTCAAGGGCTGTTCATCGAATACACCGCTGGATATTCAACAGTACCGGCGGACGTTGAACAGGTCACGATTGAAATCGCTGCTGAACTTTATCGCTTGCGTCTGGAAGACACGTCGAAGAACAGCGAATCGCTCGGCGACTATTCGTATTCGAGGGTTTCTTCTGACGAAAAGCAGAACATGACCCTGTCGAAGTTGTTGATGTATCGGAACCTCAGATGAGCGTCAAAGGTCTCATTGACAAGTACGGCATTGAAATCGCAATCCATCGTGCAACGAGGACTGCGGACGCTGTCGGCTCGTCGATAGAGACTTGGACCGAGGACGAGCGCTTTATTGGGTACGTTGCGATACGAGGCGGATTCGGTATTGGTGGGGCCAAAGACAATTCAAAGGTTGGAAAAGAGTCTCGCAGTCAATCGGCGACAGTTTATTTTTCCAATGCGCCGGGCCTGAAATACTCGGACCGACTTGTCTGGACAGATCCAATCTTGTCGGAAGAGTTGACCTTTGAAGTTCAAAGCGTAGTGGTGTCAGGCTATCGCGGATACGACGATGGTTTGCAGTTCACTACGGTGCGCGCTGAAGAAGTGAGACAGCCATGAAGAATTTGGATGAAGCAGTTGTCGACAGCAATTTCGAGTCTGAGGCTTTCCTCAAATACGTCGACAAAAACCTGACGACTGCGCTCAACGACATCGCCACCGCGCTACAGAAAAACATGAAGCGCGTGTTGAATAGCGAGGGAACTGGACGAAAGCATCCCGGTCTTCCCAAGCGTTCGTCTGCTCCATTTCATCCTCCGGTCGTACAGACGGGGACTCTGTGGCGTTCGTGGATTACGCGAGTCAGAAAAGATA